CATCGCTTGAAGCTGAGGGTAAAGTGATTGATTGGATCATGGGTAACTACTCTACAGAAGGTCTGAGCGCAAACATTTTGAAGTCATTTATCGCAAAGCGTATGAAAGAGTCTATTGAAGCAATCGGTTTTGATTCTAGTGGTATTGAATACGATCAACATCACATTAATCAGACTTACTGGTTTGACGAAGAATTGCATGGACAAAACATGACTGATTTCTTCCAGAAGAGACCTGTCGAATATGCTAAGGGTACAGGCATCACGGCTGAAGACCTTTTTTAATAGGAGAAATAACTTATGATCGATACTAAAAATAACTGGTGGTGGGCAAACGAAGACTCGCGTTTGTTTCTATCCCGCGGATACATTGATGGTAATATGACGGTGGAAGAAAGAGTCCGCGAAATTGCAAAAGAAGCTGAACGCATTCTTGACATTGAAGGCTTTGCTGACAAATTCTATCACTATATGAGTCGAGGATACTACTCTCTATCTTCTCCAGTTTGGAGCAACTTTGGTACTAAGAAAGGTCTACCTATCTCTTGTAACGGCGTTTGGATTGATGATTCAGTAGAGTCCATTCTTGAGAAAGTTGCAGAAGTTGGTATGCAGACGAAGATGGGCGCAGGCACATCTGCATATCTTGGTGCTATTCGTCCACGTGGTTCGTCAATTGCATCTGGTGGAAAGGCAGACGGTCCAGTACATTATGCTAATATGTTTGAGACGACTGTTGATGTGATCTCACAGGGCAATGTTCGTCGCGGTTCTATGGCTGTTTATCTTGATGTAGAGTCGCCAGATATCACTGAGTTTCTTGAAATTCGCGAAGTTGGCTCTGAGATTCAAAATCTTTCAATCGGTGTTTCTGTTGGAGATAGATGGATGCAAGAAATGATTGAAGGCGACACAGAGAAGCGTGGCATTTGGGCTCGCATTCTTCGTAAGCGCAAAGAGACAGGTTATCCATACATCTTCTTCAAAGACACTGTGAACAACAATAAACCACAAGTGCTAAAGGACAAAGATCGCACAATTTGGGCATCTAATCTATGCTCAGAAATCGCTCTTCCTTCAAATCACGACGAATCATTCGTATGTAATCTGGCGTCTATGAATGCTCTTATGTTCGATGAATGGCAGCATACAGATGCAGTTGAAACGATGATTTATTTCCTTGATGCTGTCATGGAAGAATATATCACGAAGCTTGAAGGCAACAAGTTTATGCAGTCTTCTTACAACTTTGCGAAGCGTTGGAGAGCATTAGGTCTAGGTATTCTTGGATGGCATTCTTATCTACAGTCAAAGAAAATTTCTTTCGAGTCTTTCGCAGCGCAGATGGAAACTGTCAAAGTCTCTAAATTTATTGATGATCATTCTATGGCTGCAACGAAAGAGCTTGCAGAAGAGTATGGTGAACCAGAAGGTATGCTTGGATATGGGCAGAGAAATCTTACTCGCACTGCGATTGCACCTACGACATCATCTAGCTTCATTCTCGGTCAAGTATCACCTACGATTGAACCTCTTGCAAGTAATTACTTCACTAAAGACCTCGCAAAAGGTAAGTTCACATATAAGAATCCATTCCTAAAAGCTTTGCTTGAAGAGAAGGGTCGCGATGATTTTGACACATGGGAGAACATTCTAAAGCATGGTGGTTCTGTTCAACATCTTGAATTCTTAGATCAAAATGAAAAAGACATATTTAAAACGTTCTCTGAAATAACTCCACTGACAGTTGTTCAACAAGCGGCCGCCCGTCAGAAGTATATTGATCAAGCACAGTCTCTAAACTTGATGATACATCCCGATGTTTCAGCAAAGGATGTGAACGCGCTTATTATCGAAGGTTGGAGAATGGGGATTAAAACATTTTATTATCAACGCTCAGCTAATCCAGCACAAGAACTTGTAAGAGACATAATGAATTGTAGTGTTTGCGAGGGCTAGGGCTAGTGTTAGTGAATAAGTGGCAAGAAGCATACATGGACACGGCAGAGCGTTTCGGCGCTCTGTCTACTGCCAATAGGCTTAAAGTTGGAGCAATCGCAGTTAAAGACAATCGTATCATCTCAATTGGATATAATGGTATGCCTTCCGGTTGGGATAACGTTTGTGAGTGGACTGTCGAAGATGCTATGGGTTATGACACTGGAAAGACTAAACCAGAAGTCATACACGCAGAATCAAATTGCATCGCAAAACTTGCAGGTTCACACGAGAGTGGTAGAGGTGCAGAAATGTATGTGACACATGCTCCTTGCATTGAATGTGCAAAACAGATATATAGTGCAGGTATATCGAAAGTATACTATAGAGAAACATATAGATCGAAAGATGGTCTAGAATTCTTGCAAAAATGTAGAATAGAGGTAGAGCAGATATGAGTTATAGATTTCACGAACATTGTCAATATTGTGACACTGAGTATGTTGTAGAATTTGAAAGCGAAGATGGTGAGTTAATGCATTGCCCATCATGTGGTGAAGAGATTCCTGAATTCGAAGAAGATGAAGTTTATCTTGACGAAGACGGTGAATGGGAAGAGTGATATGTACAACAAAATGTTCGAATTGCATCCAGATGACATCGAACTGATAGAAGGTGCGCTTAATAAAAGACTTGCGGAACTATGTGCAGAAAACGGAGTGAGCGAAGACATAAAAAGTATCACTGACTTACTGGGAAGACTTCATTATCAGAAAGTTTGGTACAGACCTAAGAGTGATCAATATGTCGGAGGATAAAATGTTCAAAAAGATTTGGCGTATATGGGCAAAATCACTTGGAGAGAAAGTCGGAGAGACCGATAGACAAGCAGATTCTGTAGCAATCATTCGAACATTTTGGTGGTGTATACATGTAGTGACATGCTTGGCAATCATTCTAAACGCTATAGCTAATCATGGATGGGGTTTGTTTGGTCTATAAATACATGTAACGAAAGGATGTTACATGTGGTATTATAATGGAGAAGAGTTTACTTCCGACATGATTGGTGACTATATTGGGTTTGTCTATTGTATCACTGATATGTCAACGTCCAAGAAATATATCGGAAAGAAAAACTTCAAGTCTACGCGGAAATTAAAACCGCTCAAAGGGAAGACCCGAAAGAGAACTGTAGTCAAAGAGAGTGACTGGCAGGACTATTTCGGGTCTTCTGACATCGTGAAAGCTCTACTTGAGGAACACGGTAAAGACAATTTTCATAGGGAGATATTGCATCTATGCACCTTCAAAGGTGAATTGTCATACATGGAGACATATGAAATTCTAATCAGACATGCTATAATCAAAGATGAATATCATAATGCTTTCGTTGGATGTAAAATTCATAAAAATCATGTTCCTAAAGAAACTATTGAACGTTTCTGACCATTCCTCTATACCAGTCTAAACCAGGAGAATCTTTACTTCTTTTATTATTTTTACCATCTGTCCACCAATATAGACCCGCCAGTTGCTTGGATTTATTAGGGCACTTATATCCTTTAATTCTACCCTCTATCCAACCATCGCCCGGGTGTTCCTGTTTTCTACAATTCCGTATTCCATTGTTAAACCATTTCAGTTTTGACATAGTTTTCGAACTTTTTTCATAGTCTGAGTTCTGGCGCAGTTGCTCAACGTGCTTTTCTTTGAAGCTCTTGTTTTCAAAATTTCTTTTAATGCTATCCACTCTACTGTTTCTTACATCGCAGTCTCTCCATGTCGCTTTCATATTATCGGTGTTTGTTATTTTTCTACCTTTTATAGAGTTTGATAGTTTTTCTCTAGATTCTTTACTCCAAGGATGAGCACCGCCGTCACCCTCTTCCGGCTTTAGATTGGCGAATGATTTTGACTCCACTATATTCCACAATTCACTATATTTTAAACCAACTTCGCGTAGTTCGTCATTATCTTTGGTTTCTAGTAATATTTCTGTGGTTACATCGTATCCGTGCTTATTGATGTGTTTTTTCCAAATATTACCAGAGCCTTTATAAGTGTATGGGTCTTGCACAGTTTTGCCGAGATATTTCAATCCGGTCTTATTGTGCGTCTTTAGATATAGATAAATAGTATCGCTGGACATTAAAGCCTCCTTTGGGTTGTCTAGAGTAGTTAGATGTTGTCGCATCGTGAACTACACTTTTATTTATAAAAAACATGTTTTCAGTAAATAGTGCTTGACATTCATAACGAATCACTCTATACATAAGATGTAACAAGAGAGAGATACATCATGACCACTTTTACTTTTACCGCATATAACAAAGTCTTTACTGCACAAGCGGTCAAAGGTTTAGATGTTATGGAGCAAGCAAACGAAAAATTGTTGTGGGGTAACGAAGCATATAAGCAAGGTATTTGGTTTGAACGGGGTGACACCGGTTATGAGTGGGTCGAAGGCAACTTTTTTGATTAAAGTGCTTGACATTCATAACGAATCACTTTATACATAAGATGTAACAAGAGAGAGGTGATCATGTCTTGGGTAGTTAGGGTTCAATTTAGTCAAGTAAACGTTGGTCTTGATGGCGATGAATGTGAATGGAGCGCTGTTCATGTTGACACTCAAGAAGAAGCTGAAGCTTGGTGGAATTGTCGGGTAAACCATTCTCGGTCTCAGCGGGTTGTTCACACGCTTTGGAATCCTCAGGGTGAAGTTGTTCGGGTTTTGTTTCAATAAGTGCTTGACATTCATAACGAATCACTCTATATTATAAGAGTAACAAGAGAGAGATGATCATGAACTACGAAATGACCACAGCAATCTACGAACTAATCAACTCCGTCAAAGCTGACTACTATCGTTATACTTCTCGTAACGGCACTAAAGAGCTTAGTGAAGTTAACAAGTGCATGATTGACGAGTTCAACGCTGAAATCGGTTACGATGTGGGTCGAAAGTATGCCAAAATCACCCAGCGTAACGGCGGCTCTGTCTGGGGCTTCGTGATGCTTCAAGACGATAAGAAGTTCAAAGCAGGTGACATTCTGAAGGCTGCTGGCTGGGCAACTCCTGCTCGTAACTTTGCTCGTGGAAACGTCTTTGAAGAATATAACGTTCAATGGACTGGTGCCTAAATTAGTGCTTGACAACTCCAACGAATCACTATAAGTTATAAGAGTAACAAAGAGAAGTGAGACACCATGTTTTATAAGTTTCGTGAATCCATGCTGTATGCGGTTGCTCTGACCGAAAATTGGAAAGCAGACAATTCTATCAACTGGAACTTTGTCGATGCTGATATGTTCGAACACTGGCAAGTTCTGCTTGACGGCGAGACATACACCGAATGGTTCAATAAAGTTGCTGACGAAATCGAAGGAGTAGAAGCATGAACTGGTTTATTGCTCTAGGTGATAATTCAAAACCCCGCAAGTTTTTCAACCGTGAGACACAGGGTTTCACTGACATCAGCCCTGTCTCTGCCTATAAAGAGCGTGGTGCAAATCGTCTTGCTAACTCTGGCGAGCCTTACAAGATTTGGGTAGCAATGTGTGAAAACGCATCTGATCTTGTCCTATGGCGGGTGAGTGAAGAGCACTATTTGAAAAATTATGCTTGACATTGCCAACGAATCACTCTATATAGATAATGTAACAAGACGAAAGAGATGACATGATTTACCAACTGATGCAAATCCGACTCACCAATGACGAAGTTGATGCTATTAATGCTGCGCAAGATCACGGTGCAATTCCGAAGAACAAAATGCGTATTGCGATGCAGACAGACTTTAGTGGTTCGAAGACTGCAAAGATCGCAGCCGAGGCGCTGAATAAAGGGTTCTACACCCATGTAGCAAACATCGAAGCGAATGACTTAGATGATGTTTTTGAAATCGGCAACATCGGTCCAGAGAATGCAATTGAACGTCTAAATCGGATGTCTCCTGCGAGTGTCGGTGATGTGATTGTTGATGAAGCAGGTAATACATCTGTTATCGCAAGTGTTGGTTTTCAGGAGGTAGTATAATGTGGTACGTTGAAGCTCGTTTTGTTGATAAATGCGAACGTTGGGAAGGACTGACCCTAGAGCAATCGAAAGCAGTTTATAGTAAATATCGTGATGAAGGCTGCGGACATGTTCGCTCTGGACGCATGAACATGGAGACGTGAAAATGAATACTTTAAAAATAGTTTCATCGCTGTTTTTAATATCTTGGCTCTTTTGCTGTTATCTGGGCGCTGAATACTCTGTTTGCACTTGCTATGATTTTTGCTAACGACGACTACGATGTTGTAGATGAAGTAAAGATTGGGACTGGTACCCATCTTCGCCTCATTCAAACCCACAAAGGCAATCGTCGTATCGAAAGCTGGTCGAATATGACCAAACAATGGAACACTATGTATCGATACGGTGTAGACGAAGCTTGGTCTTCTTGGAAACGAGTTGAGGCTACGATAAAACCAAAGAAAAAAATCGTGAAAAAGAAAGCTGTATCAAAATCGATGCCTGCTAAACCTAAAACGACACGCAAACCGAGAAAGAAAAAGAATGATCAATGAGATGGAAGAAGACTATATTGGACAAATCGTTGAATGGTCCTTTGCAAACTACATGGGTGTTGAAGATATTACCACTGAACAACTCGTAAACGAGTTCTGGGCACCTTTGCTACCTTGTGAAGACTATTCGATTCAATCCGATGGTGATAGTAAACCTATTGATGATCTAATTTTTTATGATGGGTCGCAGCCGCTGTAAACTGTTGTTGACAATCGATACATATTATGTTACTGTATTATACAGTGCCCGCATGGTGAAATTGGTAGCCACGCGAGACTTAAAATTTCGTTCCTTTGAGGAGTGCCGGTTCGACCCCGGCTGCGGGTACCATAATATTAATGAAGTATACCAATCAAGAGGTACATATGTCAAAGTCTAGCACTGAATACACTGAGCTTTTTGGTCTTAGAAACTATCTAGGGGTTTTACAGAGCTACAATGCTGAGCGTCGATGTAGCGAGTGGGTCTATGTGCATGATTGGGTATATAAACGAGTAAAATATCTTGAGGAAAAATGAAAGATACATACCAAGAATTTATTGAATTTGTTCTGGACGAAGTTTCAGACGAAAAGATTGAGGACCTATTCGAGGAAATGGGCATTGAAATTAACTTAAACAAACCATGGGAAGATGAATAATGGAACTATTTTTTACAGTAGTGATTTGGATTGCATTTGTATACGGTATTTACAAGTGGGCAGAATCGAAGGGTCGTAATGCGGCTATTTGGGCAGTAGCAGGTGGAATTATTTCTCCTTTGATTGTAGGTGTCATTCTTTTGTTTGTGCCAAAGACACTTGAAAAGCAAGCAGAAGAAGCAAAGCGTATTAGAGAATTGGTGGAATAAATATGGACAAAGATCAACTCGTATCACAGATGAAGGTCATTCTTGCGACTTCATTTTCACTATACCTAAAAGCTCATAATTATCATTGGAATGTGATGGGACCAAACTTTGGTCAGTATCACGATTTCTTTGGTGATCTTTATGAAGAACTGCATGGGTCAATTGATACAACTGCTGAGGAGATTCGTAATCTCGGTGGCTTTGCTCCTGGTTCGCTTGCGCGATACTTAGAGCTTAGTCGTATCGAAGATGAATCAATGGTTCCTGAACCGTTCACGATGTTTCGCAGACTGGCTTCCGATAATGATACACTAATTGATCTACTGTATTTGGCTCGTAAAACTGCTGACGAGATCGATGCTTTTGGTACAGTAAACTATCTTGAAGATCGTATCAGTACACATGAAAAACATGCGTGGATGCTAAAAAGTTTCGAATAATTGATTCTTTTTTCGAACAAATCGCAAAAAGTTGTATAAATAAAGTTACTAACATATTAACAAGGAACGTACCCTCAATGATGAACGCCACGAAAAATATGCAACCGATAAGTCAAGTGCTCCCATGCGCTGGCTTTATTGTGCGCGGATATGAGTGGGATATTATGAGTATGGAGGGTTCGATAAACTAGTAACTAGTTAAATCGTAAAAAGTAGAACCCTCCTAGACGAAAGTTTAGGAGGGTTTTTTAATTTTAATGGTTGACATTATAATACGAATCGATTATAAGTTAATCATGAGACGAAGCGATAACATCAATCTCTCACGCTGTTTGAAAATTTAGTAACGTCTTAGGGGTAACCCGATGATAGACTGGAAACAGAAAGACTCTGTTTTCACATGCACACAAAGGCATGTCTTATTCGAAAGGTTCCGGTCTGTCACCGGGTTGCCAAAGTAAGATGTCTTGATAGGAAACGATCCGAGTGTGTGCAGTTGAAAGTAGAGTTTAGTGTAACGGAGTGGTTTCGACGATTCTCTCATAAGGAATTAGGGATGGTTCAACTCCATCTTACACTACCAAATAATATCGGTGTAGCTCATTGGCAGGGCAGAGCGGCAGTCTCCAAAACTGCGCGAAGGGAGTTCGATTCTCTCCACCGGTGCCAAACTCGCCTAGGTAGCTCAGTGGTAGAGCGTCACGTTGAAGCCGTGAGCGTCGGAGGTTCAAATCCTTCTCTAGGCACCAATGTTGGAAGGTAGTTCAGCGGTAGAATAGCTGACTTTGAATCAGTTGGTCGGTGGTTCGAATCCACCCCTTCCAACCAACATATAACAGGGTATAGGAAAGTCTGGTTATTCTGTCGCCCTTGGAAGGCGAAGGCGGTGGTTCAAATCCACCTACCCTGACCAAAATTAATGCTTGACAATGTATAACGAATCGTTTATACAGTAAGAGTAACAGCAAAGAGAGAGAATCATGTCTAAAGTTGAACTAGTTCAAACACAACTTTCTGCTCTAAAAAACAAAATCGTTGACAAGACTGTCATCGGTACTTTCAAGAGTAAAGAACAAGCGCTCGACTTTCTTGAGAAACGGGGTTACAAATTTGATACTGTTGCTGATGCTTATATCGCAGGCAATACAGTTCAGTTTCCCGTGACTATGGAAATCACTGAATATGATATTTTTGATATTCGTGCTTTTAGTGGTTGACAATCACTTACGAATCGCATATAAAGATAGTGTAGCAAGAAAGAAAGAGAATCATGCAAGAAGCCATTCAGAACTATATCGCCGCTTGTGAAGCTAACATTGCTCAGTATATGCTGATTGAAGACCAAGAAGAACGGCAGCGCGCTTTAGATGCTGCCTACGGCATGAAAGCCGACTTCGAAAAAATGCTTGATGAATTGTAAGAGGATAGTAAACTAACACTTTAATAGATATATCACAGCAACGTAGTTTGGACGTAATAAAGCGGTGGCACCTAAGGTCGTGAGAGTCGGCGAAAGATCACCCCCTGTCATGTGATATATCTTTTTAATTGTTAGGCTGCAAAGATGGCGCTAGTATCAATAGTGTTGAGATACTAACCGACCCAAGTGATCATCTACCGAGGGGACTTCTGATAAATTTGCCCCAAGGTGACACAAAATTCTGGACCCGTAGCTCAGTTGGTTAGAGCACCTGACTTTTAATCAGGGTGTCCTGCGTTCGAATCGCAGCGGGTTCACCATTACTTTGATGATACACTATTAACAAAACAGCCGTGGCTGGCTCCCGAGACAATAGCGCTCACTTGTTCGTTCGTGAAAAAAGCTATAGTGTATCTTCTAAGTAATGTCCCATAGCACAACGGTAGTGCAGGCGACTGATAATCGTCAGATAGAAGTTCGATTCTTCTTGGGACAACCAAACAAGGGAAGGTAAAGTCGGGGGTTCCGACACGCGGACTGTAAATCCGTTCTGTAACAGGGAGAGGTTCGAGTCCTCACCTTCCCACCATGGCCCCATAGATTACTGGCTAGATCACCTTAACTGGCTGCTTGACCACGGAAAGGGCGAATAATGACGGATGCACATAAGCGGATAACACGTTTCTATGATGGAGACATTCTAGAGGGGTCATTCCAAGACAATCACACGAAGTGAGGTAACTTGCATGTGGGCATTTGCAGTATCTGAAGATGAAATTGAATATATGAAAAACTTTCCTTTGCATCAATAAAGTAGTTGACATAGCATCCGAATCGGTTTATATTGTATCTATAAACAAAAGGAACTGAAAATGATCGAATATACTGTAGAAGTGAATGTTGATGGTTTCAAAGAATGGTGCCTCAATGGCAAACTCCATCGCGAAGACGGCCCTGCTGTTGAACATCCTGATGGTTTCAAAGGATGGTACCTCGACGGCAAACGCCAGCGCGAAGACGGCCCTGCTATTGAACATCCTGATGGTACCAAATACTGGTACCTCGACGGCAAACGCCATCGTGAAGATGGTCCTGCTATTGAATATTCTAATGGTTCCAAAGAATGGTACCTCGACGGCAAACGCCATCGTGAAGATGGTCCTGCTATTGAATATTCTAATGGTTCCAAAGAATGGTGGATCAATGGTAAAAAACTAACCAAAAAAGAATTCAATGCTCGTGCGAATATGACATAGGAGGTGCAGATGGCAGACGTATTACTACTAAACGCTGACGCTCAGCCTGTCAGTTATCTGCCGCTGAGTGTCATTCAATGGAAAGAAGCAATCATGTATATGTATCATGACAAGTGCAGTGTGCTTGAATGGTATGATGACTGGATGGTTCATTCACCTAATTGGGAAACAAAAGTACCAGCAGTAATTATGCTGAAAGACTTCGTGCATCAAAAAACGTATGTTCGTTTCTCCAAGTCGAATGTCTTTCTAAGAGATCAGTATCAGTGTCTATATTGCACTTGTAATATAGCACGAGCAACTGGAACACTCGACCACGTTATTCCAGTTTCAAAAGGTGGTAAGACGAACTTTGAAAATATCGCCACGGCTTGTGCAGACTGTAATACTCGTAAGGCAGACAAGACATTGATGAAGCCTATTTACGCACCATATAGACCTGGTTATTATGAACTTGTTCGTAAGAGGAAGCAACTTCCCTTTACTGTGAAACATCCAAGCTGGGAACAGTGGATAGATTTGTAATGATCTGACTTAGTGTTAGAGGTAAGCACGACTGGTTGTGGACCAGTTAGGGGCAGTTCAAATCTGCCAGTCAGGACCAAAAATAATACTTGACAATGTACCGTAGATAGTATATTATATACTTAATAGACTAATGGAAGTGAGACTTGGTAGTCAGAGGAGTTTTATAAACTCTTTGCGCCAGATTAGCGCCTTTGAGGTGGTTCGAATCCACCCACTTCTACCAAAAATAACACTTGACAATACTCTTCGAATCATGTATATATAACATGTAAGAAACGTTTTTTGACAATTTAGATTTCTCTTAGGTTCGTCCGATGATAGAGATGAAAATATAGTTTCTATTTTCACATGTACTCTAATGGGTGGGTAAGCACGGTTCGAATCCGTGTGTTTGGTGGCTTCCAATCAACAGGCGACGGCCGACCGAAGGTTCGACTCCTTCTAGAGTACAGTTGAAAGTAGAGTTTATTCCTCAGTGGCCCTAAGGTAGGGCATCCGACTGTTAATCGGCGATTAGTTGGTTCGATTCCAACCTGAGGAGCCAAATCATGGTACTGTTTTTGTAATCCGAAGACAGCTAAGTCGCTCTAGGGTCGAGTGGGTAGAGCCAATTTCATAACGCTTCCGTCGTCTAATTGGATAAGGCCCCTGTCTTCTAAACAGGTTATTGTAGGTTCGAATCCTACCGGGAGCACCAGAATAATGCCCAATTGGTGGAATTGGTAGACACGCTAAATTGGTAAACATATAAATAGTCTCAGATAAAAGGAGACTATTATGACAATCAAAGAAGCTATCGAAAGTAGCGCCACAATGGCTGAAGCTGCAAGAAAAATGAATATGAAGTTTTCTACATTTAAGAGAAAGGCGGGTGATTTGTACCAGCCTAACCAAAGTGGCAGAGGAACTAAAAAAAGATATAATGGTAAGCATTTTTTAACCGAAGACATATTAAAAGGACTACACCCCTCGTATGGCACTTCTAAAGTTAAGAACAGACTTATTAAAGAAGGTATAATGAAATGTGAATGCGTTTGGTGTGGTATTATGGATACTTGGAATGGTAAACCAATCGTATTGCACTTAGACCATATAAACGGTGTAAATAACGATCATCGTTTAGAAAACTTGAGATTGTTATGTCCTAACTGTCATAGTCAAACTGACACGTATGCTGGTAAGGGAAAAAGAAAATAATGCCCAATTGGTGGAATTGGTAGACACGCTGCACTTAGAATGCAGTGCTTCGGCGTGGGGGTTCGAGTCCCTCATTGGGCACCAAACTATAATGCTAGTCATGGATAATGGGGATCCTGAGCGCTCATAACGCTTTCCCGTA